CGTGGTGATTCTGCTTCATTTACTGTATCCCTTCTTGAAAATGACGAAGTAACAGAATTTGATACAACAGGTTGGACATACTCAGCAACAGCGTATGACCCAATTGCAGATGTTCTAGATTCGCTTACTGTAACAGCTGATGGAAGTGTAGTTACAGTAACAGCACCAGCTTCAGTAACAGCAAACTGGGGGACTAAATATAAATCAGTAGTAGCAGAGCTTTCTTTTGACCTTCAGGCAGTGGTTCCAGATGGTAGTTCAACAATTACTTGGACACCAGTAATTGGCACAATTTGTGTTCTTGGCGATGTAACACCTGGAGGAAGTCTATGATAATTAAGATTAATGATACTAACATGAAACTCCCGCCAATTATAAAAATAAATGGGACTATTTTTAAAGTAAAGAAGTAATTTTATGGCTATATCTAAAAGTATGGATGGCCCAGTTAAAAAATCTAATTATGCTGCACAAGTAGAGCAATCTCAATACCAAGAAAATACTCTTTCTTTTCTTCCAGTTCCTGGACCCCAGGGCCCACAGGGTCTTAAAGGAGAAGCTGGACAACAAGGACCGCAAGGTTTACAAGGTTTTAAGGGGGATAAAGGTGATAAGGGTGATCCTGGTAAAGACGGAAAAAATGGCATTGACGGAAAAAGTTTTTTATCTCCTTCAGAGCAGATGATCGGTTGGGGTTACTATGAAAATTCAAAGCCAATACAACAAAGAACGGGAATTGATAAAGGTGAAGATGGATGGGTGAGAATATATATAGATGATGTTGGAGATAAAACAAATGAAAAATATTTACCATATGGAAATGTATCATTGTGGAACAGTACAACAGGTAAACTTAACTTTAAAACATTAAATGTAGGTTCAATTATAACAATTCGTTATAATATTTTATTAACAACATATTCAAATAATACAGAGGTTTGGATTAGAACACTTTTATCAGAAGAAAATCAATCTGCAACCTCATATGTTGGAAATTTAAAATATCAATATGATTATGAATTTTCTATAAGTCAAAATTTATTTATTGCAGATAGCAAAAGTAAAAATTTTGGTGGAATACCACAAATAAGAACAGATAATCCTTGTGAGGCAGTGTTAAAATCAATATATATGTCGGTATCATAAAAAAAATACCCCCAAGGCATATAGCCAAGGGGGATTTTTTTATTTTATTTAAATGTTACGTGGGAACTTTTTTATCCACATCTTGGTTTTGGTTGTTATGCCATGCCAAGCAGACCAGTTCTTACCACCATTGCTCATATGGTATGCAACTTTTGCATTGATGACAGGATTCAATAAGTCAAAGTTTGTGTCAAGATTAAACTTATCACGACGCTCTGGGCCTAGATCTCTAATCATATTAATTTGAAATAGTCCATAAGAACTATCTCCTGTTTTTTTATTTCCATTGAATCTAATTGGTTGCCCGTTAGACTCTTTCTTTGCTACTGCCCAGGCCTCTTTTAAGTCCTGACCTTTAAACCCTACTGCCTTCAACATCAAAGCCAAATCTATGTCTGAAAGAACTGGCTTATTTTCATACTTCTTTAACATTTCTGCCTTAGAAACGAAAAAAACCGCTTTATGGGCGGTATTCTGATTCTGAGCTGACTGTTTTAGTAAATTATTCTTGGTATCAGCATTTGCATTATTTGAAAAAATAGCAGATGAAACCACCAACAACATTACCCCTAACCACACTTTAGTTTCTCTCATAGTTTTTACCTCCTAAGAAACGAATGAGACCATTTTAGGTCTCATAATCTAGTATAGCATAATCTACTACTCAGTACAATCTTAATGTCCAATTTGTCCTTTATATTTATAACGTTTTGATAACAAAATGTATTATTGTTTATTGTGATATAATAAAATAACTATGGCAAATTATAGAGATCAATTAGTTCAAAAAAGCAAATATGACGTTGGTGCAACACCACCAAAGGTTGAATGGACTTTTGTGAAGGGTGATACAGCAGCATTTCGTGTTTATGTGACTGATGATAATCTTGATCCACTTAATATTCCTGATTGGTCAATTCATATGAAGATTAAAAGACCAACAACAGACCCAGTTGTTCCTGGAGAAATTACAGACACAGCAACAACAATTATGGCTGTAACCCCTGCAGCAACAGTAGATGATGGCCCAGGTGAATTTACAGTTTCTTTAACAGCAGCACAAACTTATAGTTTGCATACAAATGATATTTTTGATATTCAACTTTCTCTTCCACAAGATGATATTGTTTGGACGGTAGCGCAAGGACGAGTAATAGTTCTTGAGGATGTAACCGACTAATGGCATCAGCAGTAATTACTAGTAAAAATCCTGTAATTACTAGAACAATAGATAAAACAAATAGCCCAACTACAATAATTGTTGGGCCTACAAGACTTTCAATCATTAATGAAACATTACCTTATAGACTTCGTTTTACTACAATTCAAGTTCCAGGTTATAACCAAAATAATCCCCCAGGAATTGGGCTTCAAGTAATAGGTTATTCAAACTGGATTATTTAAATATTTATAATTAATTATGTTATAATACATGTATGACCCAAGTATCCTTAGCTAATGTAAAAACCAAGTTTGAGACTGGGGATCGTCCATCCCAGCAAGACTATGAAGATTTAATTGATACCACTGCTGGCCAAGCAACTAATCTTGGTTCTTTTGGTAACAATGAAAATACAATCAATGATATTCAGAATGTTACCGTTATAGATAATTTTGATGCAACACAATGGAGAATGGTAAAGTACATGGTCTCCATATCAAAGACTTCTGCTGGTGATAATAAATTTTACGCCACAGAATTAACCATCTTGGTTGACGGAGAAGATATATCCGTTAGCGAATTTGGAACGATAGACAATGATGGGAATATTGGCACCATTAGCGTCTCCAGGGTTAGTAACACGGTTGCCCTCACTGTTACACCAGACCCAGCCCACAAGCCTATTACTGTACGTTATGCACGTATGGGACTTAGAGCGTAAACTTAAGGAGATAATAAAATGGCAACAGTCAACAAAGACTTTAAAGTAAAAAATGGACTCATCGTTGAAGGTACAACAGGTACTATTGACAACTATGACATTCTAACAAAGAAACAAGATGACCAAGATTATATTATTGGTCTTATTGGTGGATCTGCAACAGCAGAAGCAACACCAGATACAGTAGTACTTCGTGATGGAGATGCTAACTTTGCTGCAAATAATATTACAGTAAATACACTTTATGTTGGTGGTTCAACAAACAACGGTATTGATGTTGTTGATGGAGATACAGAAGTTGGTTCTAATAATGGAATCGTACTTAATGCATCAGATGACATTTCACTTAATTCAAGCAATGGTGATATTGTTCTTAATCCAGATGGTTCAGCATACTACGGATCAAAGTCATCAAACAATGTAATTGCAACTAAATCATCTGTAGAAAGTGATGTTAAGAATATTCTTACAGGTTCTACACAGAGTAACATTGTTATTGAAGAAATTGGTGGACAGATTCACATTACCGCAGAAAACGGTGTTGCGGATTCTACAACTAACGACCTAACAGAAGGTTCAACCAATAAGTACTTTACAGATGCTCGTGCTCGTGATGCAATTTCAGGCGGTACTGGAATTAATTACAACAGCACATCTGGTGTAATTGATGCAGACCTCACAGATTTTGACACAGACGATCTATCAGAAGGTGGTACAAACAAGTACTTTACAACAACAAGAGTTGATAATCACCTAACAGGTGGAGACGGAATCACATACTCGGCAGGAACAATTTCTGCTGATGTTGCTGGTGGTCTTCATATTGACAATGCACAAGTTAAAATTGATCGCACAACAGTAGATACATGGTACGATGCAAATGGTGCAGCAGGAGATGTTCAAGATAATCTTGATGACCACACAGGTGCTTCTTCAGGAGTTCATGGCGTAACTGGTTCAGTTGTTGGTACAACAGATCAGCAAGTTCTTACAAACAAGACAATTAATGATGAACTTGGATTTACTAACCCTTCTACACAATATGTAGATGGTGGAATTAAAATTAACGATGGTAATGAAGATTTTGAGATTACAGCATATACATCAGACATTGTAATTACATCTCAGCACGGAGACATTGTTCTTAGCCCAGATGGAACAGCATACTACGGCGGTACAACTGCTGCAGATGAAATTGCTACACATGGTTATGTAGATAATGCAGTTGCTGGTCTTTCATGGAAGCAGTCGGTAAATGTTCTTGCAAATGCAAACGTAGCATTGACTGGTTCTATCCCACTATCAATTGATTCACACGAACTTCTTAATGGATACCGTGTTCTTTTGAAGGGGCAAAACTCAACTACTGAAAATGGTATTTATAACTTTGTAGTTGATGGTGGTTCATACACACTTTCTCGTTCATCAGATGCAGATGCATACTCTGAACTTGTTGGTGCAGCAGTTTATGTTATGGAAGGAACTCAGTTTGAGTCAACTTCTTGGGTACAAGGAAACCACTACCTATCTGATTTCACAGGACAGACATGGACACAGTTCTCAGGTCAAGGTTCTGTAACAGCAGGCTCAGGTATTACAGTAGATGGTCTTGAAATTTCAATTGATCGTACAACTGTTGATACTTGGTATGATTACAATGGTGCAGCAACAGATGCAATTGATGATCACAACGTATCATCTGGAGTCCACGGAGTTTCAGGGTATGTTGTTGGAACAACTGACTCTCAGACACTTACAAACAAGACAATTGATGCTTCAGACAACACAATCTCTAACATTGCTAATTCATCACTTACAAACTCATCAATTGATATTAATGGATACAGCACATCACTTGGTGGTACTGTAACTCTTGATACTGATGATATTTCTGAGGGCACAAACCAGTACTTTACACAGGCTCGTGCTCGTGGATCAGTTTCAGCAGGTACTGGTATTAACTATGACGACAGCACAGGTATAATTGATGCAGACCTTGCAGACTTTGATACAGATGATTTGTCTGAGGGTGTAACTAACAAGTACTACACAGATGCTCGTGTAAAGAATGTTTTGACTGGTTCAACACAGACAAATATTTCAATCACAGAAGTTGCTGGCGAACTTATCATTACCGCAGAAAACGGTGTTGATGATTCAACAACAGATGATCTTGAAGAGGGTACATATAATCACTACTTCACAGATGGTCGTGCAAAAGATGCAGCAGCAGATCTTCTTGTAAATCACTCTACATTAAACAATATCACAATTACAGGTGATGGCGATGGTCTTACAATCACTGCTGAAAACGGTGTTGCAGATTCTA